ATATTTGTTGCATACGAGCATTAATAGCATCGTAGTATTCGTCACTTTTAGGGTCCATGCCCTGTTTGACAAGTTTACTATGCAGCCCCAGTGCAAAACTTGTCATTTCGTCGTCGTGACCGAACCAAGTGTTAGCTTGTGCCCATTCTTGTGCTCGCTCATCAACCTGTACTGGGACGGGTTCTTCTGTTACACCTTGTTCTAAAGATGTTTCTCCTTCCTGTAAAGAAGGAATTTGTATATTCCCTAAACGATCTGCTTTTAATTTAGCAGTCGTCATACTTTCTTGCGCTTCTACTACAGCTTCAGTATCGCCAGATTCATATGCCTCTTTGTAGGCACGTTTTGCTTCTTCTAATTCAGTACCTGCGACACGTTTAGCTTGATCCAGAAGAACAGTCTGGTTTTTGTTAACGGAAGTTTTTAGCCCCTTGTTTTCTTCAACAAGTTTTTGGGCATACCGTTCAAGTTCTTCTCGTTCACGGAATGCTTGTTCTTTAGCCCTCCGTTCATCGTGGTACCCCTTACTAAAATGTTTTATTCGTTTACGAACTTTATCAGAATAATCCTCAAGTTCTTCATCCGTAACCTCTTCTGGAGGTTCTGATACAGTACGATCCCTATCAGCCTTGGGAGTATCATTAATAACTTCGATCTCAACTTCATCATCAGGCTTATCAGGTTTTTTCTCAACGGCGGGAGTACCTCCAGATAAATCTACGTCAAGTGCGCTTGACGGTTCTATCTCAATTTCAGTACTACCATCTTCTTCAGGTTCTGGAAATTCAAACTCTACTTTTTGAAAAGGCATAAACTATCTCCTATGCACGCGTTACACCGCGGGGGTCTTGCACAATGGCTTCAATAGAATCATCGTTCATCAAACGATATTCTTTACCACCAATAACGAACCGAGTACCAGTATTAGCTCGGAACATTACATAATCGCCTGCTTTACACCAAGGTCCGGTGGAAAACCTATCCTTATCACTATAGGCTTGTTCACCCATATCAAGGACAAGTCCAATAATAGACATAATTGCTTCGTGGTTCTTGGTTGTTACAGATTTTAATATACTGGTAGAATCATATGTATCTTCTACCTCCGGCATCGCTACAAGTAGGTGGTAACCAACCGGTGTAGGTAATTGTGCTTCTAGTTCTTCATCTGTTATTTCAACAGGTTCGGGTTTAACCGCTAATTTAGCCATCTTCATCTTCCATATAATTACGCGAGAGGTCTTCTACGAAAGAATGCGCGGTTTCGAGACCCCGAATTAAACCACACACATCTCTATACTGGGCGTAATCTTTAGCGCTGCCACCAGCAAGAAATTCCGTTGCAGAGGATTTTTGTTCCCCGATACGATCTTTAAGCACGTCAAAGACGGTTTTTGCCATAAATCAGTTTACTTCCTTATGTTAGGAGGAGGGGTAGTTACTGCCTTGAATATCTCAAGATCGAGTTTATCGGCTTCCTTCTGTGTACTAGCATCGACCTTTAACTTTTCTTTCTTAGCATCCAAGACCATTTCAGTCTTGTCTATCTCCACTTGCTGTGCAGCTACAGCCACATCGGCCATGTCTTTTTGGGCCTTCCGCAATAAATCTGCTTGTTGTAGTTGGGAATCAGCTTGGTCTTTTTGAGCTTTACGGTCCACTTCAGCCTTCTTGACTGCCACTTCTTCTCTACGGAGTTGTAGTATCGGGTCTTGTGCCTGTTGCTGTGCCTGTTGCTGTGCCTGTTGCTGCTGGTGTGCCTGTGTAAGTTGTTTCCCTGCTTCAGCGATAAGGCTAGCAAGACTGACTTCAACTTCTTCTGATAGGGGCTCATTAGGCGGCGGCAACGGTACACCAAGACGCTCCTCAATCTGTTTACGGTAATTAAACCCTAGATGTTCGGCAATATGAGCTTGTAATGAAGCCATAATCTGCTGTGCTTGGGGGTTCTGCCCGATTGACTGCGCGATCATCGGGTCCTGCATAAACGAAGTATGGGTAGCAATATGAGCATCGTGGTCCTGATATATGAACGCTCGCATGGGTTTTCCAACCAACGCGGCCATATTTTCACTAACAGGATCAGTGGGGTTAATATCATCCTTAACAGGAACCAATTTATCGGCGTTTTTTACCCCTAATACATCAATCATCTGCCTATGTAGCTGCGGCAAATCATATATCTGTGGTGCAGACTGTGCCATCTGTAATACAGCCTGATACTGCACTACACGCTGGGCCATAGTAGAGCTATTTGGATCACTTACAGGGATAACATCAACTGTATCGTAATCAGCCCTACGCGCGCCCATTTCCCCACGAAGAGGTTTATAACCATACTCTTCAGGCGCATATTCCGACATTATATCTTTGAGGAGCTTAAACTCCTGCTTCATGGCGTAGTGGACACGGGCCTGAACCGCCGCCATAGGCTTCAATGTACGTTCAAGTAGAGCTAATGTAGTCCCTACAGGCGCATTAGCAGACATATCAGAGATGTTCATATCGCTAATAGCGCCTAACCTACGACCTTCTTGGGTTATTTGGTTAAGAAGTTGTAGAAGTGTCTGACTAGGTTCCTTGTATGGGAGAGGTAGGATATTATCCCGTATAGAGCCACTGGGTACGTCTACATCACGAAATTCACCCGGCTCAATGGGAGTATCATCCCCTTTAATACGTAGCCCACGCGATTTGATACCACCGGGAAGGTTTGCCAGAGTTCCAGAATCTACTAATTGACGTATAATGGATGTACCGGCTTTGGCATAACCCCCGATGATATGGATAAGCCCGAGTCCGTAAAATCCAAACCCCGGCACATATACATAATGTACGAAATGTTGACGTTTGAGCATAAGCTCATCGTCTGGGTCCCAGTTTCGACGTATAGCCAAAACTTCGGAGGTACCCCGCTCTATAGTAATAACATAGGGTTTAGCGATCTCGTCGTCAGAATCATCAAAACCTTCTATGACGATATCAGCATGTACCTCATACATCGTATATCGGTCGTCATCCGTTACCGAATAACCATCTTCTTCTGCCTTACGTTCCTCTATATCTGTATGGAACGGCCTAGGGTCCCCAATATCTACATCCCTGTAGAACCCGTTAGCTTGCAATTTCTTTAAGTCGTTTTTGGTCTTACGCATGATATGCGTAACACGTTCCGCGCTTTCTATATGAGATGCCCCATAAGGAACAATAACATCCTCGGCGGGAATATAAACTGCTGTCTGCCGTCCTATATTCGGATCGTAATACACCTTCTTAAAGGCGGAACCAGAAAGCCCCAGACTATATAAGAGACGTTCATGTTCAGGACGATACTCCACCATACGTTCAGTGAGTTCATAATTCATATCGGCCTTTACACGAGCCGCTGCTTCTTCCTTGTCCTTGGTCTCTTCCCCCAGAATCTTTGTTTTAACCGGACCTGCTGCGGGGAAAGTCTCACTCATCGTCTCCGCTTGAAATCGGATAGCTGCCTCGGATAGTACGGTAGAATAGACGCCACACGCGCCCTCCCACGGATCGCTACGCTCTTCGTACTTAAACCCTAGTACATCAAGACCCTTAACAAAGGTATCCGCCCAATCCTTGCGACTATCTACATCGGCGTCAACTAGTCCGATAACCTCATCTGCCAACTTTTTAAGTTCGTCTTCCTCCATATCTTCGGCAAGATTGGCGTCAAACTCTCCATCCTTGCCAGCGCCACTATCAGGAACAAGTGTTATCTCTACGCTACCATCATCAAGCGTCACCATCTTAGGATCGACAATTTCAATCTCAAGGTCAACTTCAGCCCCTTGACCCTGCATATTCTCTGGTAGGGGACTTAATGCTCGTTCAATAGCCATAATCTAATCCCTTGGCTTCATTATATTATATATACGATCATTAATATTGGAGTGATTTACCGAACCCCCTCTATAAAGCCCCCACACCCTTCTAAGTTCTTCCAGCGTACTTTCTTCTTTTCTTTTTTCCGGGGGCGCTGTAAGAACTTGCCCCGGATGAATCAGGTCACGGTCTTCACCCAACCCACCTAAATCCTCAACACGAACACCTAATGCTTTAGCTATCTCTCCTGCTGTATCACCGGCCTGAACGATATGCTCTCTATCTGGAACAGGGTCTCCTAACCCTAGTGCGTTCATAAGTATATCACCTGTTTGCCCAGCCTTATCATATAACTCCCCCCCTGCCTGCTCAATCCTATCGTAGAAATCTCCATGTCGGCGTTGTGCCTCAACCTTATTTTCCTGTCTCCGTGCTACGGCGTCACCAAGTCTCTCCCGATATTCATCTTTAGATTGAGGTACACGGGATTTAGGAGGAGCTGTAAGAACCTGCCCGGGATGAATTAAATCTGGGTCATCACCCAACCCACCTAAATCCTCGACACGAATACCTAACTCTTTAGCTATCTCCCCTGCCGTATCTCCAGCCTGAACGATATATTCCCTACCCGTACTAACTTTAGGAACTTCAGAAAACCTCTCGGGTTTAGGTCGGGGTATACTTAAATCCGGTTTAGGTTTGGGTAGTACTTCTTCGACTCTATCTACATCTCCAACTCCATCTACACTCTTGGTCGGGGTAAAATGGTCATTCCCCGCCGTAGTAAACACATGGTTCCTCCAAGCTTCGTTACCCTTTCCGGGGCCAATCTGGGAAGCGTCCTTTCTTGCTGTTGGTGTACGAAACCCAGTAGCCTGGATAAGAGACTGCACGCTTTCTGGTGTAAAACGGATGTCCTCCCTAAGTGTAGGGTTTTCCTCTTCTATTATTTTTCTCTCTAATTCACCTGTATCTTTAGCTAGCGCAATAGCTGCATCAGCGTCGGCTATTTGTTCGGCGGTTAATTCATTATCTTTACCGCGCCCAACCTTCCATATCCTACCATCCTGTACTGGTTGATATTGATTTGTAGCGAGTATAAAAGAATCTATAGAGTTAGCGTTGGGCGCTATAGCTTTCCCATCGTAAAATTTACCGAGTAATTTATATCTGTTGGTGGGTACTCTTTTTTTCTTGCCAGATACCGACACCCATTTTTTTGGTACGGCATAAAAAGTAGTAAAAGGTGTTGTTTCGGATACACCCGAAGCATCATAAAACGGCCTAGCCCCAATTTTTTCTGAACTACCAATCCCTTCACCGCCGGTCGTTAATCCAACACGATTAAAAAGAGAGTTCGCTACAAGCGCTCGACCAACCAAACCTTCTTTTTTCCCGGCTTCAGCCAAAATAAGCCTACGGAGTAAATCCAAACCTTGAGGAACTATACCGGCGGCATACCGTTCCTCATTTGACTTATAAGAACTATATTTACTTTGGTCTGCGGGTTTATTTGCCATATCAATAATATCCACCTTGACGATATTTGAAGAACCTAGGCTCTTCAGGTTCATCTGTGGGTAGCCGTATAAATCCGCCTTGGCGGAAACGCATAAGAGCCATAATGGTAGAGTCAACCAAATCATCATGACTCATAAACGGAAACCCAGCTATTTCTTCTACAACTTCCTCGGCCCAACGCGTTGTGGGTACCCATACTAGTCCAGATGATACAATATCAGAAACAGAATTTAATCGGGCCAACTTATCTCCTGACCCCCGATGAGGGGTATACTCTTGTACAGGTAGCCCCATCCTACGCATTTCCTGATACAGCGCGGTACCGGAACTCTTCTTCTCAACAATAAAAGCGTCAGGGTCCCAACTTGAATATTCTTCCATAGCTAACTCTTTTAGCTCAGGAAATTCCAAACGCTTCTTTATACTGTTTAACAGAATTATATTATGTGCGCCAGTGTGTTCGTTTAAGAACACGCCCCACGTTGTAAGTGCGGTAAAATCAGCTCGGTTATGCGATTCTGCTGCCGCATCCAACGACATTATGATATACTCACATAGTGGTGGAGCCTCGTCTCCCCACGACTGCCACCATTCACGTTTTACTATAGATGCCTCTTCCGCGGTGGGCTCTTGCTGGTATTGAGCATTCCACTGGAAAGTAGGCATTGAAGCCTTGGTACGATGAAGCGCGTTAAGATCGAAGAATTCAGGCCACAACGGTTTTTCCGTATACCCGGACCCTTTTTTCCTAGGTACTTCCAGAATTGCCGGAAACTCCACTATTTCATACTGATCGGCTTTATCGTTCTGGGACATATCGACTACAACCCGCCCAGTCAGGTCGTCCATATGCCACCGCGTTTGAACTATCGCTACGCTACCGCCGGGCATCAGACGAGTACGAGCGCCATAAGTGAACCAATCGTAGGCTTTTGCAAATACGTCGAAGTTTCCATTTATAACGTCTTGTTCTGAATGAGGATCGTCGATAAGGAGTAAATCTGCTCCACGGCCAGCTATAGAAGAACCAATACCACATGCGTAATACTCTCCACCTACACTAGTATTCCACCTACCGGCTGATTTCGAGTCAACTGCAAGCGAAACGGTAGGAAAAATCGCCTTATA